AAGTTATTTTCATATAACAGAAACATTAACTGTTTAACTGAATCAGATTATAATTTACTTGGTGAATTTGTAAGCCCTAAAAAAACAAGTTTAACACCTGATGAACAGAAAATAGTTTCAGATATTTACTTTAATGTATTTAATTTTAGACTTCAATTATCATCGTGTGGTTCTTGTTGGAAAGGCAAAATAGATGAACTAAGAAAAGTATATAACGAATATAAATTGAATGACTAACTGGAAAGAAGTTGATTTATTTAATTGGTTAAAAGAAAATGTGTATCCTGATTTAGTTAAAGCTAAGAATCAAATGAGCAGATGGGATTGTTATAGTCCCATCACAGGTCATAGACTTGAATTAAAGTGTAGAAAAGCACATTATGACACTTTACTACTTGAAAAGAAAAAGTACGATGCTATGAAGCAAGAATGTGAAAAGCATTTAGATACACCAATGTATTTTAATTCAACTCCTAAAGGAATATTTTCTTTTAATTTAAACATAATAGTTCCTGAATGGGAAACTAATTTTAAGAATCCAGCAACAACACAATTTTACAACACACAAAGAATAGAAAAAGAAGTAGCATATTTAGAAATAACAAAAGCAAAACAATGGATACTAAAAGAAAATTTAATAAAATAGCGTATGATGAATTTGATATGTGTTGTAAACTTGCTACAGTTGATTTAATGAATAAAAGAGGATATAATTTAATTGGTGATATTAATACTGAATACTATAAAAAATATGATTTAGCATTTAAAAATGAATTAGGAAATATTATTAAAATAGAGAATGAATTTAGAAGTGTATTTGACAAAATTAAAAATGTATTTAAAACTGTTCATATACCAATAAGAAAAAAAAATACTGAATGTGATTATTATTTTATATGGGGAAATAATTATGAAGATTTAGCTATTATAAATAAAGAAATAATTAATAAATTTAAAGAAAAAACAATTAATCTAATATGTGCTAAAGGAAAAGAATATGAATTTAAAGAAGAATTTATAGATATACCAATAGAATATATAAAATTTTATAAATCAAAACAATGGAAATAAACGTTATACAACAAGAATACCTAAAATCAGTAATATTAAGTCAATTATTACTTGAATCAAATGAAAACTTATTTTTTACACAACAGTATAAGCAACAAATTAAACACAAAATAAATAGTTTAAATAAAGACTTAGAAGAAACAGTAAGAAAAGAATACAGTATAATTTACAATACAGACCCAGAAACAACTACAAACATTTTAAATAGCATTGAATCAATAGTTAAGAAACTACAAACAAGTTCAATAGATGAGTTAGTATTTATAAATGCAGTAATTGACAAATATAAAGAAAATAAAGAATGGTTTACTCAATATGGTGAAACTGAATTCTTAAAACTTGACTGATGGCAAAGAAACAAATAGAAAAATATATTCCAACAGATGAAGAATTGCAATGTAGTTATATTTGTCATAAGAATGATTTAGCTTATGTTATACAACCAATACAAAACTCAAAGAAATACAAAGTAGTTAAGTTTCAAATATCAAATATATTACAGGTACACGCTTTAAAAGATAATGTACAAGATTTAGAATTTACAGAATACGATGCATTAAAAAAAACAATGGAACTTTACACACAACATTCAAAAAGATTTAACAAATGAAAAGAAAAAAAATAATAAAAGTAATAGTAAAATCAATTAATGATTTTGATACTAAATATTTAGAAAATAGAACTGATGTTGAAATAGGATATTACAAAGGATTAAACGATATATTATATTTATTAAATTTAAAAAAATGAAAGATACAATAGTAGAATCAGTTATAGAACAATTTAAACAACGTTCTGAAGTAGGAATAAAGAAATACAATACAACATTAGACAGAACAGATTTAACACGTTTAGAATGGCTACAACACGCACAAGAAGAAGCAATGGATTTAATCTTATATTTAGAAAAATTAAAACAATATGAAAAGTAAACAATCACCACTTCAAAGAATAAATAGAATTATAGACTTTAACTGGAAACGAGGTAACAACAAAGAATCAGTTAATGAAGTGTATCGAAAAATAATTAATCAAAGGCTACTTAAACAGTAGCTTTTTTTTATGTTAAATATTTGTTAAAATGTATTTTATGTTAATATCTTGTGTATATTTGCATATATAATTAAACAAATAAAAACAAACACTATGACAAAGCAAGAAATTATGACAAGTTTTACAAAAGAATTGACAAACAAATTAAATGAAAAAGGATTTTCAAAAAATTATAGTATAAAAAAAAATAAAGTTGCTATAAAAAATACTTTTGATAATAGTTTTGGTGCAAAATGTGATTATGTTATTTTTGGTGATAGTGGTTATAATACAAAAAACTTTTTAGAAATATTTATGAAATATAAAGGATGTGAAAAATATAGAAATTTAACTTCTAATCATTCATTTATTATTTACAGATATTCAGATAATGAAGCTAATTATTTATTTAAACAAGTTGATAATGAAGGACAAGCAATATATGTTTATTTAAAAAAATAGAAATTTTAAAACAAATAAAATAAAAAGAAAATGAAAAACACAATTAATTATTTAGGTCACGAATTTGAGTTTGATTTTGATTATCAACCTGCTGAAAGAAGAACACACGACTATCCTGGCATTGATGAAGAATTTACAATTTACAATATTACTTTAAATGGTATTGATGCAACAGATTTGTTAGATAGACAAATGGACGATTTTGAAGAACAAATAGTAAAACAATTAAAAGATAATTAAAATGGATATTAAAAGTTTAAGGTTAGCTTGGGAAGCATCAGAAAAAAATATGAGAAGTCAATTTAGTAGTTCATCATATAAAAACATTACATTTGAAAAATGGTATTATGAAACTTTTGTAGAAAATAAATTAAAAATAAAAAAATAGAAATTATGACAAAGCAAGAAATTATTGAAACACTAAGTAACTGTATTGAATTATCTAATTTATCAGAAAACGTTTATGTTAGAAATAGACTAACTGAAGTTGCAGAAGCATTGATAGAAGAATGGCAAGAATCAGAAACGTATTATGAGCAAATAAAACAGATTTTGCATCACGATGAAACTTATGAAAACTTAAATAATATAAAAATAAGATAATGAACGAACAAGCATTAATAAAAATACAATCTAAAGTAATGGGATTAGATAGAGAATTACATAAGTTAATAAATGAATTAATAAATGGGCAAAGTCTTTTAAGTGACGAACATTTAACAATTATGATTAATAGCACAGAACGTGAATTGAATGTTTACAATCATATTTTAAAGTTATTAATCTATAATCAAAACGTAAACTAATGGTAGTATTATTTGATGCAGATAGTTTGATATTTTCAAGCTGCTACAAGAAACGTGAAACAATAGAAGATGATGGATTCCATCATAACTTAGAAGATTCAATAGTAAAGTTTGATGAAGTGTTTATGAGTATAATAAATCACTTAGAAGATATTTACGAAATAAATGAAGTAAAAACATTTTCAGGTTCTAAAGGTAATTTTAGAAAATACATTAGTCCAAAGTATAAAGCAAATCGTGATTACAATAATTTACCACCATTGTTAAATCAGATGCACGAATATGTAAAAGAACAATACGATTCTATTTGGGGTTACGGTTGTGAAACAGATGACGTTGTAGCTAAATACTGGTATACACTTTCAAATGAAATAGGTCGTGATAATGTTATAATAGTTTCAATAGATAAAGACTATAAACAATTTCCTTGCTTGACGTATAACTATCATATTAAACATAAAGTAGTTTATGATATATCAGAAGAAGAAGCAAGATATAACTTTTATGAGCAAATGATAATAGGCGATACAGCTGATAACGTAAACTATTGCAAAGGATATGGTAAAAAGTATGCAGAAAAGTATTTAGCAGAATGCAAAACAAAATACCAATATACTAAAAAGATATACCAACTATTTAAAGAATTACACAAAGGAAAAGCAAGACAAAGATATATTGAATGTTGGAACTTATTAAAACTTAAAACAGAATAAAATGGAAATAACAGAAAGATTAAAAGAAATAATACTAAAAGAAACAGACACAGATATAAACATAAGAACAAGAAAGAAAAATACAGTAGAAATAAGAAGTTTATATTGTAATATCTTAAAAGAATTAAAACCAAATAAAACGCTGCAATCAATTGGTGATACATTAGAATTAAATCACGCTTCAGTAATACATTCTTTAAAAATGTATGAAGTATATTCTAAAGATAATTCTGACTTAAAAAAGCTAAAGCAAATTATAATGAGTCACTTTATAAAAGTAGATGAAACAGAAATAGAATTGCTTAATGAAGTAGACCAGTTGAAACATAGAATATATCAATTAACATTTGATAAAGACAAAGCAGAAATAGAATTAAGAAAAGAAAGAAGCATAAAGAAATATGACTTTGAAATAATAGAAAACTTAAACAATCTTTTAAAAGAAACAAAAGAAACAATGCAATACGATATAATAAACGATAGACTACAAGCATTTTATAGAATGAATAAAAATATAAAACTATGATACCAAAAGAAAAGGCAAAAGAGTTAGTTATGGATATGAAATATCATATTCCATACGTTCAAGACCCAACAGAACCATCAGAAGATAAAATTGCTAAACAATGTGCATTAATAGCCGTTGATGAAATATTAAATAAAGAAAATGATTTCATACAAACTAAATGGCATTATAATTATTGGCAAGAAGTAAAACAAGAAATAGAAAAGCTATGAAACCATCAGAAGTAAGAAACATAAGACTACAAACAAGAGTATCACAAAAAGATATAGAAACATTAGGAGGTAGAAACAATGTATCAAAACTATTAAAAGCAATAGTAAGAATGAAATTAGAAAACAAAGAACAATTAATAAAACAATACGAAAAACAAAAAGCTAATTATGAAATATAGAACAGAAATACAAAACTTAATAACATCAATTACAGTAGCATTTATAATAATAATAACAATAATGAGTTTAATAACATCAATATTATGACAGCAAAAGAAAGAGCAAATATACTATTTGATAAATATTCAATAGAATACAATAGAGCATTAGTATCAGGTAGTATGCAACAAACAGAACATTGGAAAGAAGTAGCAAAAGAATTAGCAAAACTTTATAAAAACAAATAAAATTATGAAAAGATATTTATTATTTACATTTGCAAATTATTATCCTTGTGGAGGGTTTGAGGATTATATAGATATATTTGATACAATTGAAGATGCACATAATTATTGGATTAATAGTCCATCAAATTATAGGGATACTAATTGTCAAATAGTAGATTTAAAAACATTAGAAATAGTTAAAGAAGATTTTAGATAATTAAAAAAAATATTATGGCAGATATAACAATGTGTAGTGGTAACAATTGCGAACTAAGTTCAACGTGTTACAGATATAAAGCAGAACCAAGTCAATATAGACAGTCGTATTTTTGTAAACCACCTAATAATAATTTAGAATGTGATTACTATTGGGAAATAAAAACTAAAGATGAAACAGAAGATAAAGCCGATACACAAATTTAATGGTGGAATAGGTGCAACATTATGCAATACCTGTAGTGTAATAATATCTACAGGATTAACAAAAGAATTATACTGTAATAACTGTAAACAAAAAACAAAATGAAAGCAACATTAGAATTTAATCTACCTGAAGATAATACAGAATATTTAGCAACAGTCAAAGCATTAGATATGGCGAACTTTATTTTTGAATTGGTATATAATACAAGAAAAGGTTTAATCAATCAACTAAACGATTCTATTACATCACAGTTTCAAGAACAAGGCATTGAAATAGTATTTGATAAAATATATGAACTATTAGAACATCATAATATAGAGATTGACGAACTGATATAAACAATAAACAAAAATGTTTATTTTTAATTTAATAATAATTTTATTTAATTATGGAAGATAGAAGAAAAAACAATGGTGGACATAAAACTGCAGGTAGAAAGTCTAAAGCAGAAGAAGTTAAACTAATTGAAAAACTTGGTGCATTAGAACCATCAGCATTTATGGCATTAGAACAAGGACTTGAACGTGGTGACTTTAAATTTGTTCAATTGTTTTATAACTATTATGCAGGTAAACCAAGAGAAACTAAAGACATAACTGTAACGAATGAGCAACCTATCTTTAATGTAGATATGTTTGATGACATTTAAGACATTATTATATGGAATTTATAGTAACTACTGCAATAAGAAAGTTATTACGTTTAAAGCAACGTATTAAAGTTATAAGAGGTGGAACATCAGCTGGTAAAACATTTGGTATTCTACCTTTGTTAATTGACAAAGCAATAAAAGAACCTATGCTTGAAATAAGCGTAGTATCAGAATCAATACCGCACTTACGTAGAGGTGCATTAAAAGACTTCTTAAAGATTATAATGGCGTTAGGTAGATATACTGATGCAAACTTCAATAAGAGTACGTTAAAATACACATTTGCAAATGGCAGTTATATTGAATTCTTTAGTGTAGACCAACCTGATAAATTACGTGGTGCAAGAAGAAACATATTATACGTTAATGAGTGCAACAATATAGACTTTGATTCATATTATCAAATGGCAATTAGAACTTCAGGTGATATATGGTTAGATTATAATCCTGCATCTTCATTTTGGGTAGACAAAGAAATATTAACACAAGATAATGTAGACTTTATTACATTGACCTATTTAGATAATGAAGCGTTATCAGATACTATAATAAAAGAAATAGAATCAGCTAAAGTAAAAGCATTAACATCTACATATTGGGCTAATTGGTGGCAAGTATATGGATTAGGTCAAACAGGTAGTTTAGAAGGTGTTTGTATAACTGATTGGAATGAAATAGATATGCCAACAGATGCAAGGATATTATGTTATGGTATGGATTTTGGTTACTCAAACGACCCAACATCTTTAGTAGCAATGTACAAATACAATGATGCTTATATATTTGACGAATTGATTTATAAGAAAGGATTATTAAACAATGATATATCTAATCTATTAAAAGCAAATAATGTAAACGATATAGTATATGCTGATAGTGCTGAACCAAAATCAATAGCAGAACTAAATACATACGGTCATAATATATTGCCAGTATCAAAAGGTAAAGATTCAATCGTATATGGTATTAATTTAATGAATCAAAATAAGATATATGTTACATCAAGAAGTAAGAACTTAATTAATGAGTTAAGAAACTATATATGGCTAACAGATAAAACAGGTGTTAAAATGAACAAGCCAATTGATTCTTATAACCACGCAATAGATGCTATGAGGTACGCTATAATGAGCCAATTAGAGAACCCAAACAAAGGAAACTATTTTATATATTAAATTATGAGCTACGGACAAATGATTGCCACAATACAATGTTATTTACATCACGTTAAGAATGTAGAAGTAATGATTAACTTACCAAGAAATGTAGGTGAAATTAAAAAGATGCAGCAAATGTATTTAATTGCAAGTGCTTACCTTTCAACGTAAGATAACTATTAAAATTAAGTGTTATCTTGACACTAAAGGTAATAGTTAAATATTTGTTAAATGTATTTTATTTAAAACATAAATATTATATTTGCTTATAATTAAAAACAAAAGATATGAAAACATTTAAAGTTGAAGGTTGGTATCGTTACAGTAACGCTAACGAAAAAGATTATATATATGAATCTATAACCTGTACAAGCGTTCAAGTAGCATTACAAATATTTACAGAGAAGTATTCTAATATAAACTTCTTTAAAATATATACAACGGAAAATTAAATCTGGTTAATTAATAATGGAAATTAGACTTACAGAAATGTAGGTCTTTTTTTTGTTTAATACAATTACAACTTTATTTTATTATAATAAAAAACAATAATATGAAGTTAGAAATTAGTATACCAACAGAATTAAATGAAATTAAGTTATCACAGTATCAAGCATTTTTAAAGATAGCTAAAGATAATACAGATGAAGAATTTCTACATCAGAAAATGGTACAAACGTTTTGTGGTATAGACTTAAAAGAAGTTGCAGAAATAAGATACAAAGAAGTAATAGAAATTACTGAATCACTTGGTAGAATGTTTGATGTTAAATCACACAGGTTTATCAATAGATTTAAAATGGGTGGTGTTGAATTTGGGTTCATTCCTAATTTAGATGATATGACCTTTGGTGAATATACAGATTTAGACACGTATATAAACGATTGGGAGCAGATGCATAAAGCAATGGCAGTATTATATAGGCCAATTAAAAAGAATGGCTTAAACAGCACGTATGAAATTGAAAAATATAATGGTTCTATAACTTATTCTGATGTAATGAAACACGCACCACTTGATGTTGTATTTGGTGCAACGGTTTTTTTTTACAATTTAGGCAACGAACTATTGAGCAGTACGATGACTTATTTGGAGAAGGACAAGGAGATACAGAATATTCTGCAACAAGCCAATTTGGAAAAAGGTGGGGCTGGTATAGTTCAATCTATGCTCTTGCTAAAGGAAACATTATCGACTTTGATAGAATTACCGAATTACCGATTAACCAATGTTTAACATATTTAACTTTTGAAAAGCAAAAGAATCAAATAGAATCAGATTTAATAAAAAGAAATAAATGAGTACATTCTACGAAATAACACAAGCTATAAAGAATCAATTACAAGAAGATATTTTTGTAAACACAGTTACTATTGGTGATATATTTAAAGTTGATTTAAACAAACAAACTATATTTCCTTTGAGTCATATTATAGTTAATTCAGTTTCATATCAAGGTCCTGTATTGAATTATAACATATCTATTTTAAGTATGGATATAGTAGACGAAAGCAAAGAAGAAATTACAGATATATTTATAGGTAATGATAACGAACAAGATGTTTTAAACACACAATTAGCAGTTGCAAATAGATTCTTAGAAGTATTAAGACGTGGTTCATTGGGTGAAGATTATGAACTTGTAAATGGTACTGCAAACATAGAATTCTTTACTGAAAGATTTGAAAATAAAATAGCAGGTGTTACATATACATTTGATATTGCAATACAAAATTCAATGAGTATATGTTAAACGTTCAAAAAACTATAGAGAAATTTCGTGATTATGTTATTCGTGAATCTAAAGACAATCTTAAAAGAGGCGGTCAATATGGAAGCTACAATAATACAAGTGCTTTATCAAATAGTTTAAAAGGCGAAGTAGTAACTGAAAACGGATATACTATTGTAGGATTTCAAATGGCTGATTATGGTGCATATAGAGACCAAGGAGTAAAAGGTAAAACAAGTTCAACAAAAGCACCTAATAGTCCATTTAAGTTTGGTTCAGGTACAGGTAGAAAAGGTGGTTTAACTGAAGGAATTAAAAAGTGGGTTAAACAAAAAGGGTTTCAATTTAGAAGCAAGGAAGAAGGAAGCAAAGGTAGATTTTTAAGTTATGATTCAACTGCTTATTTAATTACAAGAAGTATATTTAATAAAGGGATTAAACCAAGTTTATTCTTTACTAAACCATTTGAAGCAGGATATAAAAAATACATTGATGTAGATTTATTAAAAGCATTTGGGCAAGATATAGAAACAATAGTAGATTATAATTTAAAAGATTTAAAATGAATATAATAAAAAGCAGAAGTCCTTATTTTATAACAGTAGATGAAGCATCACAAATAGGTGGTAAGATAGAAGTGTTCTTGTGGCACAAAGGAACAACAGAACCTGCAACACCAACTTATACATTAACTAAATTAATTCCAAGTACTACACAAAGAAAACTAACTTGGAACATATCAAACTATATAAAAGAATTTATAGATGTTGTAAACCCTGTTAAAGTAGTTACACCTACGCAAGAAAATAATAATGCTTGGTGCTTTTGTAAAGTTAAAAGATATAAATTAATAGGGTCTACTTATACTTTTTTAGATACAGTTCTTTATGTAGGCGTACAAGGTTTTACAGAATATGTAGATGGATATAACGAATCAGTTAATGATACTTATTTGCAATTATTAAACGATATTATTAAAATTGATTATAAATATTCAAACACTAATATTCCATATTTGAATTTATTGTTAGAAACAAATATAGACTTTGATTGGATTGTAAATTATTATAATTCGTCAAATTCATTATTAGCTTCTAATACTATTGCAGTTGCAGCAAATCCTAATGTATTTAACTATAAAGTACCTTTGTTTTATAATTACGAACCATATTTAGTTTCATATTTAGAAGTAGTTAATGAAGATATTAAATTTAGAATTTATGTAAACAAAATAGAAGAATGTAAATATACCCCTGTAGAATGTGCGTTTATAAATTCAGCAGGTGGGTGGCAGTTTTTAACGTTCTTTAAAGCACAAAGTAATTCAATAAGTGTAAAAGGTTCAGATTATAATTTACTTCCTGATGCAGTTGATTATAATGTATACAGAGGGCAAAGCAAAGTGTTTAATATAAATGGAAACAAAACTATTAAATGCAATACAGGTTGGGTTTACGAATCTTATAATGAATTGATTCAAGACTTGCTTTTAAGTGAAACTATTTTATTAGATAACAAACCTGCAAAAGTTAAAACACAATCATTTACATATAAGACTGATTTGTTAGATAGAAACATAAACTTTGAAATAGATTTTGAATATTCATTTGACTTAATAAACAATGTTATATGATAGTAGTAGGTTTATATATAAAGAATTTATCTACATCAGAATATGATAGAGTAGAATTATTCAATGATGAGAAAATAAGTGTAACAAGTTCGGTTGCGAATATAAATGATATTTCAAAAACGCTTTCAGATTATAGCCAAACGTTTACAGTACCTGCTACTAAAAATAATAATGCTATTTTTAAATATTGGTATGAGAATTCTTTATACACTCAATTCAGTACATTAAAGAAAGCAGATGCTTATATTGAATTAGATACAATACCATTTAGAGTAGGTAAGATTCAATTAGAAAGTTGTGATTTAAAAAACGGACAAGCACAAAGTTATTCAATTACTTTCATTGGTAGCTTAGGTAACTTAAAAGATAAATTTGCGGGAAAGTTTTTAAAAGATTTAAATAGTACTGAATTTAATGAATCACATAATGGTACAATAGTAAAAGATAAAATATTTACAACTGCTACAAGTGGTAATATAATGTATCCTTTAATATCTTCTTTAAATTATTGGGCTTATGGTTCAGGGTATAATATTAATAATTCTGCAACTCCTATTTATCATAATGATTTATTTCCTGCATTACGTTTGAAGTCTATTTTTAAAATGATAGAAACAGAATTTGGAGTAAGTTTTAATGGAACAACTGAAAATCCAAGTACATTTTTAAATGATAATAAATTTAATGCTGCTTATTTATGGTTAAAGAACGCTGAAACATTTTCTTTAAAAGG